ATACGTTTACTGGAGTAGATGGTGGAGTTATAAAATTAGATTATAGGAATATTGATGCACCACCTTTACACCCAAATTGTAGATGTACCCTAGCACCAGTAGTAGCTAAGAGTGGCCAGATATTCAGGAAAGACGAAACCCCAGATAATAGCAGGGAGATAGATAAGATTAAAGAACGATTAGACGCAACAGTTGAACTAGCCTTAGACGGCAAGAAGGATAAAAAATGAACACTGGCACTTAGATGCTAATGCAACCCAGCGAACTATCGGTGCATCAGGGATGAGAGCTATACACTTAATGCTTACAATAGGAAGTGGAGTTACGGGAGATATGGTTAGTGTTACAGGAGTAGCAGCGATAGATACGACATCAAATATGGATGTAACAATTACAGTAGAGTGGGCGAGTGCTAAAGCAGCAAACACGATTAGTATGTATCAGGGATATATAGAGTATAAAAATTAATAAATTAAAATATATGATGAAGAAAATAACAAGCAAAGCGACTGTGAAAGACGGAGTAGTATCTGTGGCAGTTGCTTCAAGTAACAGAGAAGACAGAGATGGTGAGGTATTGAATCAAAAAGGGTGGGAACTTGACGAGTATAAGAAGAACCCAGTTTTGTTGTACAATCACAATCCAATGGAAGAACCAGTTGGCAAGGCCTCGAACATTAGAGTAGAGGGAAACGAATTACTGTTTACACCAGAGTTTGCAGTAGACATATCAGAACGTGCTAAGAGAATGTACGAGTACGTTAAGGCAGGTATCCTTAATACCTTTTCGGTAGGGTTTATGCCTAAAGAAAGTGAAGGGAACGAGTTTACCAAACAAGAGCTATTGGAAATATCGGTAGTACCTGTGCCTTCCAATCCTGACGCAAGGGTATTGAGAGCTAAAGGCTTTGACCCAGAACAGTTTAAGAAAGACACAAAGATAATGGATGAAAAGGACAAGAAGATCGAGGAGCTAAAAGGGCTACTCAAAGAAATGAAAGATTTAAACGATAGTTTAAATAAAAAGATTATTGCTAAAGTAGCGAAGCGAAATAGCATTAAGGCTTCCAAGAGGAAGGAAGAATATAATCCCTTCACGGTAAGGGCGTTGCAAGAGGTTGTAAAAATCTGCAACGATACACTATACAAGAATAAAAAGAAAGGTGGTGAAAAATAATATGAAAGAAAAAAAAGAAGAAGAAAAGAAAGTAGACGTTGAAGATAATGATATGCCAGACAAAAAACTAAGTATGCCTGAATTTACCAAGATGCTTGGTGAAAACATTGGCAGTCTTATCGACAACAAACTAAAGGACTATGACAAAGTAGAAAGAAAACACAAGGTATTCCCTTCAAAGGAAGACCCAAATGGTGATGAATATAAAAAGATGCCTAAAGAAGATAGGTGGAAAGCATTTATCACAGCTTGTGTAAAAAAAGACAAGGTACATCTAAAGGCTTTAGCCGAAGGTGTAGCCGCAGATGGTGGTTACTTAGTGCCTGACGATTTCCGAGCAGAGATTGTAAAACGACTCGAAGCACCGACTCGTATGCGTTCATTAGTACGAGTAATACCTACTAGCAGGGATAACGTGAAGATTCCTGCACAGGATGGACACGTTAAGGTTTACTGGGCTACTGAAAATAGTACCAAGACTTCAACATCAATGAACTTTGATGAAGTATCTATCGACATTGACACTCTTGCTGGCTTACTATATATGTCAGAAGAATTACTTGCTGATAGTGCTATCAATCTAATGCCATTGATTGTTGAGGACTTTGCTAACGCTTTAGGAACTGAAGAAGATAGAGTAATTTCTGTTGGTTCTGGTACTGGTCAACCGACTGGTATTGAAACTTGCACAATTAGCTCAAAGGCTTCTGGTAACCCTTTAACTGGGGATGACATTATAGGTCTTTACTACGACTTACCTGTTCAATATTCTAACAGGGCAACCTGGGTAATGAATACTCGAACATTAAGAGCAATTATGACATTGAAGGATAGCAATAACCGGTACCTCGTAAACGACGGTATCAACGGACAAAACCGTGCTACCCTCTATGGCAGACCAATTGTAGAGAACAACAAACTACCTTCTACCGTAATTTATTACGGAGACTGGAATTACTACATCCTAGCTGACAGACAGCAGATTGCAGTAAAAACCACAACCGAAGGTGCTGGAACATTTGAAAAAGACCAAGTAGCAGTTCGTGTTACCGAACGTATTGGTGGACAATGCAGTATGGGAGTTGGATTCAGAAAACTAACAGGAGTACCTGTAAGTTAATATCTTATCTTGTCGGAGTCCTCTCTCCGACAAGCCTAAGCAATTAAACTAAAACTATGAAACAAGTAACAGTAAGATTAAAAGGTGGTTACCTATCTTGGCTAGATGGTGACGTAGTTGAAATGGATGAGGAAAAAGCCAAGGAACTAAAGAAGCTAGGCCGAGCAAAAATCTATCGAAAGAAAAAGAATGAGAACCTAGTACAACAAAGTGAGTATAAGACTAAAGTAATGCGACCTGAATGATATATATAACGTTAGCAGACCTAAAAATATACCTAGGTGTGACTGGTGGTGGAGATGACACGCTTCTTACTAATATTGCTAACTCGGTAGAGAAATACGTTGAGAACTATACTGGGCGTGTATTTACGTCGACAACTTATACAGACGAGGAATACGAAGGTTCAGATACTACTGAACTTAAACTAAGCCAATACCCAGTTATCTCGATTACCAGATTACAGGAGGCTGATAACTACCTAGAGAACGGAAGTGACTGGGATTCTGTTGACGCTGATGACTACTGGATTGATGAGTATAGTGGAGATCGAGGTATCATCAAGGCTAACTTTAAATTTGTGAAGTACCCTCATCATTACCGAGCAACGTATGTAGCTGGGTATGCGACTATCCCTGAAGATTTGAAGATGGCCATATACGACATATGTGGAAACCTATACAACAAACGTAAGTCAAGTGGGATTACAAAGGAACGAGTTGGAGACTATGACGTTACATTCGGTACAGGAGGAATGGTTACCGAGATAGCAGGAAGTATCTTAACGAACTACAAAGATTACAGTAAGAATATAGAATAATGCCAATATCACACGTTCTTGACAGAACAGTAATAATCAAGCGAATGAAAGCTGGAGCAGGCTTTAAGCGTGCAATAGGTACGACAGGTACTGTTGGTTGTATTATTCAGCCTTTACCAATGTCAGAGAGCAATATAATGCCAGAAGCTGCTGGAAGATTATTTAATATGTGGACAGAGGTGGATGAAGATATTAAAGAAGGCGATATAGCGATAGACTCAAACGGTAAACAGTATAAAGTATTGAATGTATTTAAAAGAGACTACGGCAGTCAGGTTCATAAGGAATACCTGATGGAGGGAAGGAAAGTACAATGAGTTATGGCGTTACTTATAGAATTGAAGGACTAGGAAGGCTCATTAGAAGCCTGAATAAGATGGGCAAACAATTAAAGCCCATAGTTGAGCAAGCAACTTGGAAAAGTGGATTTGAAATTGAAAGGGCAGTTAAGAATAATCCCAGAACACCATACGATACTGGACATATGTTAAGAAGTATAAGAACCAAAACAGGTAAAATGAAAGTAGAGGTTGCTCCACATACTAGAAACCCTAATTATGCGATTTATGTTCACGAAGGAACCAGACATATGGAAGCAAGGCCGTTTATGGTTTGGGGAATAGGGATTGCAGTACCAAAAATCAAGCAACATTTTAGGAAGGCACTAAGACAAATAATGAAACTATAATGGCTACAAAATTCGAGACACTAAATACGAAGATTAAAGCAAAGCTAGAGGGTCTAGCTAAGATAGCTGTGGTTTATGATTATCCGATAGATATGGCTAAGGGAGATGAGATTATAACTGGTTATCCAGCAGCTATGTTTTATCCAACCGAGAACGAAGGCCAATTTCACGATAGTTGTACTAACGAAAGGCATTATGTGTTTGCTGTATATTTAATAATAGAAAGAAAGACGGTCAGTTACGAGGTAGCGCATAATGCTATGCGTAACTTAGTTGATGACGTAATAGATGCATTTGATAATGACTACTCATTGTCAGGAAGCTGCAAGATGGTTGACGCTGCTCCCTCAATGTGGGGACAGTTACCACAATTAGATGATGCATTAATGGCCGAGGTATTAGTAAGGTGTAAAGTAATTTATACAATAACTTAATTAATTAAAGAAAAAAGTTATGGCAAGATTTATAGGAAGATTACTAGACGTAGGTCTAGGAAAAGAGACAACAAGAGGTGCAGGAACAGCACCAGTACAATGGTTAGCAAAAACTTCAAGCAGCTTTGAAGATAAAGCCGACTACGCAAGAGTTACTGGCAGTCACGGAAACATCAATCAGATTGCTAACGATTACCGAGTTGGTAAGCGTTCAGAAGGAAGTATTGATGGAGAACTAGAAGTAGACGCACAAGGGTATTTACTCTTGTCTGCATTTGGTGCTGTATCGTCAGCTGCTAAGGGTGGAGACGCTACGGTTTACGACCATACATTCACGCTGGACAATACGAACCAGCACGACAGTTTGACAATCGTTTACAAAGACTCAAATTTACAGAGACGATTTGTAAACAGTATGATTGATACGCTAGAGTATTCAGTAGAACCAGGTGCATTAGCAACGTTTAGTGCAGGGTTTAAAGGAAATTACTCGTCAGCAACGACAGGTAATACAGCAAGTTATGGAACAAAGTATTATCTACCACAACAGGCGTTTGTTCTAAAGACGGCTGCAACAGCTGCTGGACTAGGTGCTGCAAGTAAGATTTGTGTTAAGAGTGCGTCATTTACGATCGAACAAAATACTGATTATGTACCTTGCTTAGGTAGTATTCAGCCAAGAGACGTATTAAACAAGGGATTCTATGTTCACGGTTCATTTACGCTAGACCATCAAGGGTCAACGTACCGAGAGCTTTACAGAGACGGAACATCTTATGCTTTGAGATTTGAACTGACTGATACCGAGACAACGATTGGTACTGGGTCAAACCCTGGAATAGTGTTTGACTTAAACAAAGTATTCTTCGAAGGATGGGAAACAGATACTTCAATAGACGAAATTGCATCAGAGACAGTTGAGTGGGTAGCCTCGCTTGATAGTAGTCAAGAGTTATTTAACTCAATTATCCTGACCAATTTGACAACAAGTTACTAATTAATTAATGGGGAGTAGGCTTACCATTGGGCTTGCTCCCCTACAATGGAGAAAAATATGGACACAAAGGAATTAGTTACACCAGGTGGCCACAAGGTAGTTTACAGAGAATACCTTTCAGGCCGAGAACGTAGAGAAATACAGAACGTATTTGTAGAGGGTATGGAAATAGACCCCTCAACTGCTGCACCGAAGAAGATAGACGCTTCTTTAATTAACAAGGCGCAGGATAAGTCAATCGAAATGATGGTAGTTAGTGTTGACGGAAAGACAGAGAAGGTTTTGGATTTAGTCTTAGACTTACCATCAAAGGATTTTGACTCGGTTATTCAGGCACTTAATGCTTTGGAAACGCCTAAAAAAAAATAGCAGATATTAAGGAGCAGTATTGGCAGTTAATGAATAAAGGTAAAGGTAAGCTCCACCCAGATATGCAAATAGTAGAAACGTGTAAGTATATGACCTGGGATTTATGGACTTACCTTGCTCAACCGACTTGGTTCTTAGACCTAGTTTCAATAAAGATGAGACTCGAAAGCGAGTATAGCAATAAACAACAAAAAGATGCCGACAGAAAACTTAAAAGTAGTAATAGACGCTAAGGATAATGCTTCCTTTACTATAGGAAAGGTAACCGACTCATTTAGTGGAATGTCATTAGCAGTTGCAGCTGGTAATATAGCAGCTAGAGTAGCTGGTAAGGCTTTCCAAATAATGACAAATGTATTGAAAACTGCTGGTAGGGTGGTTGGTAATTTTGCGTATGAAAGCATTATTGCTTCTGGAGAAGCAGATACATTTTCTCGTTCTTTAAGGGTTGTAGCAAGAAACGCTGGATATGAGCAAGAGGAGATAAATGATGTTGTAACAGCACTTAGAAAAAGTAACAAGTCATATATTGATAGCACTAGAATTGTTCAAGATTTTATTGTTGCTGGTCTTGATTTAAATAGAATTACTGAATTAGTTGGAGTTACACAAGACGTAGCTGCTGCCAGAGGATTAGTTTCAAGAGATGTATTAAATGGAGTCCGAGAAGCTATTGTACAGTTAAGTCCTCAAATGTTAGACCAATATGGTATACAGCTTGACCTTAACCAAACCAATCAAGAAATGGCTGACACGCTAGGTAAGACAGTCACGGAATTAACACATACTGAAAAACAAACTGGTTTACTTAATGCCGTGATGGAACAGGGTGCCATATATGCTGGTGCTTACGAAGAAGCCCAAGGCTCGTGGTTAAAGGGTTTAAATAGTTTAAAAGGTGCTTTAATAGATGTTAAAACTGCATTTGGTTTGGTATTAGACCAAGCCTTTGCACCATTTTTAGCTGACGTAAAAGACGCAAGAGATAAATTACTACCGTTAATATTAACCGTTGACGGAGAATTAACTCCAGCATTAAAGGGTTTGGCTGATAATATTTCAGGGTTTGTATCTCCTGCTCTATCAGAAATATCAGATTGGCTTTTATCTTTTGATATTGAAGATACTATTGATAAGGTTTCAAGGTGGGCTGATAGTTGGATGCCTCTCGCTGGTCTGGCTCTTGATACATTTTTAAATTTCGCACAGGGAGTGCCAATTACTGATGCCCTGTCAGATGCAATAGAAAGGAATAATACAAAAACTGGGGAATTACAAAACACCCTTAGAGATACTAGAAACAAGGTAATAGAAAAAAGAAAGGAACTAGCGTCACTAGAAGAACAGGTAGGTTTAAATCAGATAGCAGATTTAAATTGGGATGAGCAAGACCAGGCGTTAATGGATACCCTTATAAAGACAAGAGAGGAAGTTGGATTACTAGAGGAAGCAGAAAAAGAAGAAAGTGACCAAGTTGTTGAAAATCAGAAAAAGGAAAAGGAACTAAATGACTTTTTCTATAATGAGTTAATTCCAACAATTCAAGGATTGATTGATTGGTGGGACGAGAACGAAGAAGGTATTATGAAGAACATTAGAGAGGGTGAAAGGTTAATTGGTAATCTAAATGATATTATTGGAAAAATAATGAATGTAATAAACTGGATTGGGAAATTAATAACTTGGTGGAATAAAATATCAGGAGTAATTGAGGTGGTTGGAAAGATTTTAGTTGCTCCGTGGATTGCCTTAGTAAGAATTATACAATGGGCTTACCCAGTTATCGTTCATACTGCAAATATAATTTGGGGTAAGATAATGGCAGGAGCAAAAAGTATGGGTCTTGATAGAATAATAGCAAATATGATACACAATGCTGGACTTGCAATTAATAAACTAATAGGCTGGGCGAGAAGAACGTGGGATACAATTAAAAGCATCTTCTCAGAAACTATAAATGTAAATGTGATTAAAAATATAAAACAGTTAATTACAGGTACTTCGCAAGTTGGTGGAACTATCCCAGAGACAGGCCTAAGAATGATGCACGCTGGAGAACAGGTAACCTCAACAGCAGAACAGCGTGGTGGTGGCTCTAGTGTAAATATAAGCTTTGGAGACGTTTCTGTTAGAAGCCAAGGCGATATAGATAGTTTGGTTTATCAAATTAAAGAAGCGCTTGGTCGTGAGACCGAGCTAGCTGAAAGGGGAATATACTAATGGCAGACGAAGTAAAATATGACAGTACATCAATAAATGATGTAACTAATTATATTGTTAGGAATGTAGAACACCTAGGTACACCGAGTAGAGATGTTGATATTGAGGTATTTACAGAACACCCTGGAGGGAAGTTGGTTGATACTGTTTATAATACAAAGCAGATAAGGATAGAGGGAACTATTATTGCTACCACCAATACCGTAATGCAGCAAAAGGTTGATGAGTTAAAGGAGTTGTTTAGTCGTAACGAGAAGTATTTAGATGTAAATTGGCGTGGTACACAGCGCAAGTATAGATGTGTTTGTACAAATGTTGATATACCTACTGATTTTTATAATATTACATTCGTTCCATATACGGCAACGTTTACCGTTATTACTGGGTTTGGAGAAAGCGTAAGCTCTATTGCTGACGCTAACGCAGGTCAGACTGGTGCTACCGAGACTAAGGCGCTAACTATAACAGGAAGCCACGAGGCGTATCCTACAATTTCGATTGACGTTAATACGGAAACCGACCTTACTGTGATAGCGTTTAAGACTGACGCTACTGGTGATGAGATAAGCGTAAGCCAGGGATTTGCTGCTGGAGAGAATTTAACGATTAATACAATGAATAACACAGTTCTGTATGAAGCAGCTACAAGCGACTATACTGGCATATTTCCTCGCTTTCCGATAGGTACGGTTAATTATACGGCTACCTTTACGTCTACGGCTCATAACGTAGATATAACAGTAACTTATACGCCCCTATGGCTGTAGAAGATAGAAAAAGATACTTATACAAGATATATAATAGTGCTGGTACTTATCTAACTACCTGGAATGATGTGGTGGATGCACCAATGTTCACCTCAAGAATTAATAGTGGTCTTGGTGAGACAACCGTTAAGCGTGCTGTAAACACCTCTAGTTTTGGTGAGGGGGATGACGTTTCTTATGGTAATCAACTAAAGCTATATGTCTTTGACGGAGACACCACGACAAGCGGCAGGTTGATTTTTAATGGAGAGCTTACAAGATATGAACCGATTTTTAAAGAACATACACAATATGTTGTTATTACATTTCTAGGATATATACAGAACCTTGACAGAACGATGTTAATTGATAGCTATGACAGGACAGAAATGCCTTGTTTAAGCGCAGACCCAGTTATTACCGTTCAAGACCCAGCGATAACAATGAAGGAAGTTGTAAATCATCAGAGATTTGCGTGGGATAAAACCATTAGTCAAAGTGATGTTGCTGCTGCAACTGGAACGGTTGATATGGGATTAACTAAGTGGAAGGCACAACAAATTACAACGTCTGCAACAGCTAGTCATAACTTAATGTCTGGGGTGGCTTGGAAAATAGAATACAATACAGGTACAGCTGGAACTATAACAGTAGAGATAAGAAAAGATGATGGGTCTGATTTGCCTAGCGATTTAATATATAAGACAGAAACGATAGCAGCCTTACCAACGACAGCTACGACAGCAGCTTGGGTTGACTTTATATTTCAAGAACCGTATCAGCTAGAGGCATCTACTTTATACTGGATAATATTAAAATCACCTGGTAGTTCCGCTGTTGACACATATCAAGTAAGTTCTGAAAATATAACAAAATACGCAGGTGGTAAACTATCATATTCGGCTGATAGTGGTAGTACCTGGGCAG